GTAGCATCGACAGTCTTTGGGGGCGTAGCTCAGTTGGTAGCAGCAGTAGCTTTGCAAGCTTCAGGTCAGGAGTTCGAATCTCCTCGCTTCCACCAAATTGATAATGGAGAGTTTGATGATCGAATTGAGTTCTTTTCTGCTTCTTTTGTTTCTGTTGCAGGTCAAGCATCTTATCGTTGATTGGTGTTGGCAACCTGCGTACGAGTTTCAGAACAAGGGAATCTATGGACACTTTGGCGGCGTCCGGCACGCAGGCAAGAACGCAATCGGAACAGGTCTCTGCCTCCTTCCGTTCTTCGGAGTCTTGGGCGCTGTTGTTGGGACTATCGTTGACTTCGCGTTGCATTACCACATTGATTATGCCAAAGTCAATTTGAACAAACTGAAGGGTTGGGGTCCGACCACACATTCAGAGTTTTGGTATCTCGCTGGACTTGATCAATTTCTGCATCAAGCCACTTACTTGTTGATCATTTGGATCCTTATCTAAGATCCGTACGACTGTTTTGGCGCATTAGTTTAGAGGTTAGAACATCTGGTTTTCACCCAGAAGAGAGGGGTTCGATGTCCCCTATGCGCCCCCACAATTTCGGGTGTGTTGATGCTACGGCGTGTGCATCCCCTGACTGTAAATCAGGTCCCATCGGGTAAACAATGGCGGTTCGAATCCGCCCGCACCCACCAATTTGCTCTATTCGTTTAATGGTAGGACGTTCCCCTGTCCAGGGAATAGCAGCGGTTCGATTCCGCTATAGAGCGTAAGTTTTGGAAGGATGGCTGAGAGGCCTAAAGCACTCGGTTGCTAACTGAGCGATCCTTAACCGGGTCCGTGGGTTCGAATCCCACTCCTTCCGCCAGTTTGGAGAGTAGAGCAGTCAGGGCGCTGCCGCCGCTTGGAAAGCGACCGAGGCATTAATTTGCCGGTGTTTCGAATACACTGCTCTCCGCCAAGTCAAACTCGCGTTTGAGCTACACTCGCACACAAGGCAAATTCTCTATTGGCGCCAAAGGAGAAACCAGCGAGGAAGATTTGGCTCACCACAGAACAGGCGCTGGCGCGAGTGGATAAATAACCCCACTTCCAACAATGTTAGATAGGGTTCCAATGGGATGCACGTTGTTCCGCCACTTGGCAAGCATATGATTCTTGAGGTCTGGGGCGAACCAGGTTCTCTTCCTTTTTGGAATATGGACGAGGCTGCCGCAGCTTTGGTTCAAGCAGCTAAGGATGCCGGAGCGACCGTGCTTTCCGAACGTTGGCATCACTTTGGTTCTGGTTATGGCTACACGGGTGTGGTGATCCTATCCGAAAGCCACGTATCGGTTCACACCTGGCCGGAGAAAGGGTACGCGGCAGTTGACGCATTTTACTGCGGGAATTGCGATCCGGAAAACAGCCTTCCCGCAATTCTCGCTTTCTACAAATCAATAAAACACGAAGCGACGTTCTTGAGAAGAGGAATTCCTCTTATTTGAGCTTACAATTCTCAAAATGATACCTAAACATCACTACTGATTTTCCTTCTTTGCCGCAATGGGGACAAACGTGAATTTTCGTCATATGATGATTGCCAGCTTCGAGTCTTTTCCTATGAGATTTTCTTTGTATGTCTCCGCTTAAAAGATGATGCGTTCCGTCCGACACTCTCCTACGTTGCACTTCTTTAGCTAAATTTGAACCAGCTTCTCCTAAAAACGGGTGCGCACCGTTTTCTAACAGGCGGTACGTTGGATTTTTGTCTCCCAACCAGGGATGAGTTCCGTTCTCAACTCTTTTTCTTTGTATGCTTCTCTGATAATCGCCGTTACCCACCCAGTTGTGCGTGCCTTCTTTCACTCTTTTCAAGTTTTCTTTGGTGCTTAATTCAGACAACGTTTCAGGCGACAATTTCATTCTTGCTGCTATCTTAATGCAAGATGCGTAGTCTCCTTGATCTAGATGCACTTGATAGTGTTCTTCTATCGATAAGGCTTTTAGATTATTCGGGTCGTTGTTATTTCGATTGCCGTCGATGTGATGGATATCGTACGTTCTTCCGGTTTGATCTGTCGGGATCGGTCCGTAATGTTTTTCGTAGATTTTTCTGTACTTTTTGGCCATAGCTGACATTCCTCTATTGATGTTAGAGTCAGTGGAGTTCGCACCTCGCGACTGACAATTCTATTTATACAATAGACGTCTTTATGTGTGACCGATTCAAAATAATTTGTCCAATGAAATCAAGGGGTTGGCCGAACGAGCCAGCCAACCCCTTCTTTTTGTTCAATTTTATTTTCCTTGACTTTTCTCGCGAACTAGGGCATAATGGCTTTATCAAGAGGAGCTGACGAAATGACCAACGAGAAGATCGAATCCCTGTTGAAACTGATTCGGGAAAAGGCGGCTCTCGCCACTCACCACGAAGAGGATCCCGAGTACAGCCCTTCCTCTTACGAAAATCACGCTGAGGATGCGTTCTATTCCGGGACGAGCGACGGCGAGATTTATTTCGCTCGCGAGCTGCTCCGCCTTATCGAAAATTAACAAAAAAAGCGTTGACTTCTTTCCGAAACTAGGGCATACTGTTCTTATAAGAGGAGAGAGAAATGAGCGAAAATTATACGTTCGACGAAACGATTGTCTCCGATCTTCATAAGGACGCCTACGGCTACCGACCCTCTTCAGGTTGGTGGGCCGAGTGGAAGTCGTTCACTCCCGACGAGAAGCAGAAAGGTTGGGACCGTATGTGTGAGGTTCTTGAGGAGAACGAAGAGATCGAGCGCAGACGCGCAGCTCGATCCTACGATCTTTGGGATCGGCATATCAGCCGTATCGCGGCCGAACAGGGCATCTCTCTCGCCGACGCCATTCGCTGGGATATGCAGGCCGAAAACGCCGAAGGCGACGTCGGTTATTACTGCTACAACTGGGGTCTCTCTTACTCGACTGAGGACGAGATTCTTGAGATTCTGAAAGGATCGCTGTGAGGAATTGGCTTTTCGGCCGCACGCAATCTCGTTCGTCGTTGTATGGCGTTTGTATTGTGGGAATTCTTTCTTCGAAAGGAGAATTCCTCACAGCGATACTTGTCGGGCTGATCGTCGTGTTACTCGAAATTTGTTTCGAACCGAAGGATAACAATGATGCGTAAGATTCTACCTGTAGTTGCCTTGCTGGGCCTCGCGGCCTGTAAAGACTCCGATGGAGCTCGCCGAACGGCTGAATCGCACGGATTCACAGAAGTGCGAATCACCGGTTATCGTTGGACTGGCTGTTCTGATCAGGACTTGTACCGTACCGGTTTTGAAGCACGCGCGCCGAACGGTCGCCGAGTGACTGGCGTCGTGTGTTCTGCTCCTTTCAAGGGCAACACTTTGCGCCTCGATTGAAAGAACGGCGATGTTCCCCGAGTGTGCTATCATTGGTGATTCTATCGCTGTAGGGATCGCCAACACGAGGCGGGAATGTATTAGAAACGCCAGAGTTGGTAGAACTGTAGAACAACAACAGCCTCTATCTGTTCGTTCTAAGGTTCTTGTTATCAGTCTAGGATCTAACAACCGAAACGACTTTGAGGCTTCCCTTAGGAGACTGAGGGAGGCCTCTACAGCTGATTCCGTCTTATGGATTCTTCCCAGCAGCCCTCTCGGCTCTCGGGAAATCGTTCGGCGGGTGGCGGCTGAGTTCGGCGACCGGACCCTGGACGCTCGGAACGTCGTTTCGGCCGATAACGTTCACCCGACGCCTCGAGGCTACCAAATTTTGGCCGAGATGATAGATTAAGACTTTTTAACAAAAAAGGTGTTGACTTCTTTCCGAATTTAAGGCATAATGGCTTTATTGAAAAGGAACGGACAAATGAACGCTAACGATATTTCCAAGGCTATCCTGGCTCTCTCTTCCTTCGAAGACATTCGCACGATTTCGGCTGCCCTGAAGGTTCGTCATCGCGAGCTTCAACAGCGTGCCGCCTGGTCCTTCGGCGTTGGTTCGAGGGTTCAGTTCCAGGATAAGCTGGGTCGCACGATCGTCGGCGCTGTCACGAAGATCAACGCCAAGACCGTCACGGTCCGAGCCGACAACTCCTTCGTTATCTGGCGGGTCACGCCCAGCCTCCTTCGGGCGGCGTAAGATTAAGACTTTTTAACAAAAAAGGTCTTGACTTCTTTCTGAAATCGCCGTATAATTACATTATTGAAAGAGGGAATGGTTGATATGGAATCGATGGATTTGCTCTTCGCGAAGGCTCAGGGAATCGCGGCGGCTCGCCAAAATGCCGGCGAGACCGAAACCTATCGTCAGGAATATGCCGGTCTGATCGGTTTCTACGAGGCTCTGATTGAAGATATTTACGACCTTCATCCCGAGGCTCGCGCGAAGATCGACCGGTCGATTCGGCGTCGGATTGAGCGAGCCGATATGAATCTCGAACAGCGAGGCTAAGATGACGGACATTCTCGACGATCTGTCGACCAAGCGTCTCCCCGAGATCGAAGGATACAACGGTCCTTACGTCGACGAAGACTGGGTTTTCGCGACGTTCGACGCCGCAGCTGCCGAGATTAAGCGACTTCGGGAGCTGAACGATAAGGCTGGTCGGGCGCTGGCAGTCGCGGCTGCCGCCCTCGGAACCTTGTCGATCTCGACCTATCCCGGCTGCCATATCGCTGGTAAAGCCCTGAATCAGATGGGGAATATCGCCGCAGATTAAGATTTTTTAACAAAAAAGGTCTTGACTTCCTCCCGCCGTTCGGGTATGATACCTTTATCAAGAGGAGATTAAAATGACTCGCATCGACGCAATCGTTAAGATCGACGAGGCCGCTTCGGCTCTTGAGGAGGCGCTGGCCGTCCTCTCTTCGCTGGGTTCGTCCTTCAGCCTTGATAACCGAATCGAGAATGTCATCGACAGCCTCGAAATTCTTCGACTCGACGTTCAGCAAGCCGATCTTCTGCGTGAGGACGACTAATGATCGCCTACGTTCTCACCTACGTTCTTGTTATCGGTTCCTCTATCCCCATTGAGGTGGAGGTTCCCGGCTTGAGGTCCGTTGAGCACTGCCGGATGGTTGCCCGGCAGCAGCGCGCGAACCTTCCCAGAGACACTCGTATGACTCGTATTACCTGCAACCGCAACGGCTACCTGACGTAAGGAACATTGATATGGACAAGATGCCTAAGATCAACGAAACTGTGACGATTAAGCTCACTGGCGTTGTTGATGCCTTGATCGACAGGATCCAATGTTTCCGCTTGCAGGACGAAACTGGCGATAATTTCGCCTGGGTCTCTCCCGATCATATCGTTCAAACGCGGCAACCCTGGGATGTGCTGCGGGAGGCTGCGAAACTCCTTGGCCCCGGTCAGCAATGGGATTTGGTCCGTACTGCTCTTTACGAAGAGGCAGACTTCCTAGAAGAAGAGGCTAATCCCAAACAGACGCTAGCCGAGGCTGTGCGGGCTTATCTGGCGCGACTCGAAAGTTCTTCGGCGTTGGAATACCGCGAGAAGCTTGAGAATATGCGAGAAGCACTCGCGCGAGAAGAAGCTGCGAAGAAGGACTGACCGATGTCGATGCATCTTCTTGGGCCAGCCTACAATAGTCACGGTAAATGCAAGAAGAAGCCTTCGGCCAAGCAGGTTCAGGCCAAGGCTAAGCACGAAGCCTGGCTGCGGCGTAATGGCGTTCATCCTGAGCAGCTGACCAAGGCGAAGCTGCATAAGAACGATCTTCCGTCTTATAAGGTCGAGAAAGTTGAGCTGGGGAATAAGATCGTTGACGGTGGTCGGGTGAAGGGCATTATGGCCAACATCCATAACGAGCCTAAGCACGTTCAGGCTGAGATTTTGGCCAAGGCTAAGTCCGTCACACCCCTCTACAATAAAGGTGGCTACGCTGTTGCAGTGAAGTCCGATGGCAACTGCCTCGGAAGTCGAAGCCGTAGAATGTAAAAAAAGTGCTTGACTTTTTCTAAAAATAGGGTATACTACCTATATAATATGAGAAGGAGAATCACTATGTTCGAATACAAGTGCACCTACACTGAACGCGATGCGAAGCCTGGTTCGAAGAACTACGGCTTCCTGGTCGAGCGCGTCAAGAAGTTCTCGACGTTTGCTGAGGCTGTCAACTTTTCTCGTATGGTCGCCAACACCAGCACCAATATGGTGGGTCGTCCTGTCATTGAGGAAGTGTCGGCCAAGTAATGCTTGATGATCTCGGGATATGGTTGTTGTGTAATCCTATGCAAGGAGACCTTACGCTCTGCGCGTTGAATACGCTTCTGATCCTACCCGGGATCTTCGGCTTGTTTTTGGTTCTAGTGATATACTTGATCAGCCTCCCCATCCTGGCTTGTTTGGGGGTCAAAGGTTTTTTAGGTAGACTCAATAACAATAGAGGTTGATATGGGTTACTCCCCTTACAAAACAAGGATCCTCGAAACGATAGAGGACATCAAGAAAGCTCTGGTCGAAAACGATCAAGATCACGCAAAGATTCTGTTTGATCGACTCGAGAAGCAGGTCATCAACAAGTATAAGGGGTTCGACTGAGCTACGGTTGAGCGTTGATCGTGCGTTGAGCGTTCTCTAAGAACTGTCTCAGCGAAGTCATACTGTTCTTACAGAGAACATTGTTCTGATAGAGCTGAACGATCAGTCTAGCGACCTGAACATCTGTCAGTGTGCTAGTCTCTGGGAAGCTGCTGAACGCAGGGCAGTTGAACATAACTTCCTCCGGCATCACAACAACCTGCTGCGTTGATCTCAAGACAATAGGATTGCTCCCGCAACCGACTAGCACTAGTGCTAGGGTGGCGATCATTAATGCTTTCATTGTTGCATCTCCGCTCTGAGTCTTTCGATCGTTTGCTTGATAACGTCTGATGCTGGTCTGTCTTGAGCCTGAGAAGATGACAGGAAGCGATCTATGTTCCCGATTCTTCTGTTGAGGTTCTCGTTCTGAGTTACCAGAGCTCGGGCCGCAGCAGCTTGTTGGTTCGCTATTTCCTGTTGTTGACGAACAAATTCGGCCTGTTCTCTTGCTGTTTGTTCTAACTGTTGCCTGTTGAAATCAAGCAACGCCTGTTGTTCAACACTTCGCTTCCAGACGTAGTAAGTCGTCGTAACTGCGCCTGCAGCAAACAGTGCTGCCAATAAATACACGGTCAGCTTGTTTAGTCCGAACATACCACCACCTTTCTTGCGAGCCAGATCATATGAACGACGAATTGCGTCCAAACACAACAGTTGTGTACGCCTTAACAGAAAAGACTGTCAAGTCAGCTTCGGCTGACGAATCTTTAGAAGGAGGCACCAACACCTATATTTATGCGCTAGAACAAGGCAAAATCTTCAAACAGAATAAGCTCTCGCCTTTACCTTTACGACGAACAAAATTCCGTCATCTACGTAACTTCGAAGGAACACATCAAAAAATTGTTCCACTAGGGTTGACTTCCTAGGCGAAGTAGCCTATATAGTAACAGGCGTTGCCATTTGGGAAGCCGAACAACAATCTCGCTTTATAAGGAGAACGATTATGACCTTTTGGAAGACCTACAACTTTGACTCGAGCAACTTTGACAAGTTCTTTGTTGGCTCAGATAAGATCGCAAAGGCTCTGGCCGACAACGCTGAGTGGCTTGCTAACAATGCAGCTGCAGCTTCCTATCCCCCATTCAACCTCAAGAAGATCGAAGATAACAAGTATGTTATCGAGATGGCTGTTGCTGGCTTTGCCAAGCAGGACATCGAGCTGACTCTTGAGGACAACAAGCTTCTGATCAAGGGTAAGATCTCTTCAGACGACGACAGCAAAGAAGCTGCAAGCTATCTTCACAAGGGAATTGCGGATCGTGCGTTCACTCGCCAGTTCACTCTGGCCGACAACGTTGAGATTCACAACGCTAATTTGATCAATGGTATGCTCAAGATTTGGCTGGAGCACGTGATTCCTGAATCAAAGAAGCCGAAGAAGATTGACATCACTGACTCTAGCGAAAGCAAGGGCGAATCTTCAAACAAACAATTCCTTTCGGAGTAA